AATCCTCACTGAGTTCTTCTCTCCAGTTAGAGTATCCTTCTTTCACACAGTTGGGAACCATCTTCCCACCCTTCTTTTTCATACCAACTTGCTTGTAACCATCCCAGCAAGGATCTTTATCTTCTTGCACACCTTTAATTGGTTCTGGTTTAATTATATCAATTGATTCAATTTCTAATGGTTTAAATTCATCTCTCCAATTTGAAAATTCATATGATTCACTCTTATTTCCCCAGTTATCAGCGCCAACCTTACGGCACTTGACTAATGCACCAGATGCATATGCACTTGGCCAAACTTTATAACGAGATTTTACTTTGCTGTAACAAGCATCTTTTTCTTCTACTACGGAGAACTCTGGCATTTCTTTTTCAAGTGCCTTTTTGCCGTACTTATTTCCTGCTGCTGAAATTTTCTGTCTTGTAGTTTGCGTAGCCGATGGTGGAATTGTATCACCAACTTTGTAAGGAACACTTTCATCAATCAGTTCACCTTCTGGTTGATAAGAATTTTTTTGTAGTGCTTTGTTGACAGCATCTCTTCTTTGCTTCAATTTATCTACCAGAGTTCCAGATCCTGATGCTGGTTCATCAATTACTTTGTTTACCTCTGGTTTCATTCTGCTCATAACATAAGGTAATGCTGCTGCTCCTGCTGCAAGTGCGATTTTTCCCCATAGTTCATCAAGTTGCTCACCTTCTGGTTCAAAGTGTGCTCTAAGATTTATGCCAGATGCACTTCTTAGTTCGCTTGGTGGAATATGAACTTTTCCACCAAGTTTCTGACGATCTATCATCTGTTGCAATGTTTTATATACATTATCACTTTTAACACCAATAGTTTTATTAGTCTCTTCTCTTACTATTTTTGCTTTACCCTTTCTATTTGGATTTGGATCTTCTTTGCGCTTCTTCTTTGCTCTCTTTTCTCTTTCATCCTTACTCATTGCTGCACGATCATCAGCATCTCGGCAGAATGGTTTAGTCTTTTGACCAGGTTGCTTAGCACAAGGTTTCCCATCATACTTACCACCTGCCTGAACCCATCCACCACCTTTGAACCAATCACGAAGTGAATAGTCTTTATCTTTTGCAGATTTACCGTCTCTCTTACCTTCTAATATTCCAACTTCTTCATTATTCATTTCACCACTATCTACATAATCTGCTGCGGTATCAATATAGTCTGCTGCTTTGGTGATCTTCGATTGAACCCAAGCCTCAATCTCACCTTCACCTTTTTTCATTTTTTTCTGAAGTCTTTTTGCAGCCTTCACAATAGTTGAGAGTTCGGAACGAGCCATTGAATACTCGTGATCTTTCGATTCGTTAGCGGGGTGTGGACTGTTTGCATGATAATGTGGATTTGACATTGCTACCGCTGATGGATTGGATGGTAGTGAATATCTATCCCACATTGCAGGTCCATAAGAGCATTCGTCTCTTTGCTCCACTTTCCTGCATAATTTACAGTAACGCATTTTGTCCATTTCTATTTGTTCGCTAAATGGTGACTTAGATTTAGTTTCTTCACCTCTTCTTCTTTTTTTGCGAGCAGCACAATGTGCTTTTTGGGAAAATCCTTTCGGATTTCCACAGTCTATTGATTTTTTATAATCCTTAGACCAACTCATAAAATAAAGAATCTATTCTTTATTATTTAGAAAACCTTGTTTAAGTAACTTTGAAAGGTCGGAAGTTGATCCAACAAATACCGCATTGTTAGTAACATTATTTGTTGTTTTCACCACATCCTCTTCAACATCTTTAAGTTTCTTTTGAAGATCGATTAACTTATCAGTAACGTCTCCAACACTTTTAATTAATTGACCTGCAACCTCATATGCTCTTGGAGAATCACTTTCACCAGCAAGTTCCATTATTCCATTTATTGCCTCTTGACCCTTTTCTATAAGAGAATATAGGTTAGCCCTAGTGTACTCATAATCTTTTTTAATGTCATTATTGGAAGAATCAACCTTAACAATAGGTGTTTCTTTTTCCACCTTAACAATTTCGCTTTTGATATTTAAAGCGTTGTCAATGCTGTCATAGTTATCAGTCATGATTTATCAAAGATCTATTTTACGAGTTGGGCTGAATTCCTTAGAATCTCCGAAAAATTCCCAGTTTTCATTAAATCCAAAATCATCATCTGGTTCTGCATTATATGGATCTGGTGTTACTGTGTATCTCAGTTCTCTCTTAGCGTTCTGAACATCAGTGTTAGTGTACATATCAATTTGTACCTTACGAATGAGTCCATCAGAACTTTCTGCAATAGGACCAAACAGATAAGTTTTTGCAGTAAAACTTAAAGTATAAATTAAAGCCCTTCTTGTTGAAAAATCACCCTCATAATCATCTTGAAAAGATATATTTTCAAGAACCATTGGAACATCCCTTTTCTCACCAATAGACTCAACTAGATCTATTGTTAGATTAAATCCAGGTTGAAAATAAGGTAGAATCTGTTCAACAATTTGTAGAGCATCATCATTTAATTTGGTGAGAATATTTAATTCAAACCCAATATTATACGGAACTGGCATGAAAACTTTTTTAATGTTTCCACCATCATCACAAGTTTTAAAAGTTTGCGTTATACTTGCTTTTCTAGTGGGATCATACTGTATAGAAGTCATTTCAAATGACATTCTGGGTAATGATATTTGAGTTGCCTTGTTTAATTCTGGTTGCTGTTGAATTCTTGCAAGGAATTTTTGTCTTGGACCGTAAGCAATAGGAACTCTCATATCACTCACATTATTGCCACTTTGATCTGTATGGCGAATGTGAACTTGATTAAAAAGTGTACCAAAAGAAATGATAGTCTTTCTTATAATTTCGTGATAATAATATGTTCCTAACATTAATAAGTACCAAATGGATTTGACTCTGAGAAATCTAAGATAAGATCTGCTTCTTCTTCAATCTCGTCATTTTGACTATATTTATCATATGTATCCGTTTGATCAAAACCTTTAACCGTATACAATGCACCGGATTCAGTTCCAATAATTGTTTCTCCTGGTAAGAATGTAAGTTGAGTCGCACCTATACCAACATTGGAAATTTTTAGAATGTTTGTATCTTTATCCCAACTCTTAACTCTTGCTCTAATTTCTGATCTAGAACCTCTAATGATTTCGTTGAAAAGATAAGTTCCAAATCCAGTAAGTGTTTCAGGATTAGAAATTACAACAGTTGGATTGATTGTGTATCCTATTCCGGGATTTGCAATATATATTGCCTTTACAGAAATATCTGAACCAACAGATCCAATCGAAGAAATTCCAACGGCAGTTTCCCCAATACCACTAATAGAAAGTTCTCCTGGTGCAGAAATAGTAACAATTGGTACGGTTCCATATCCAACACCACCATCAGTCACTGTAAATCTAATTAATCCTTTATAAGTTGTTTCGATAGAACAAGTAGCAGCAGCTCCTGCACCACCACCACCAGTAATTGTTATCGTAGGTGGAACTGTATAACCCGCACCAGCATTAGTTAGATATAGTCGTTCGACAGAACGAACTCCACCTCTAACAGTTGTTATGGCAACTGCTGTGGCATTGTCACCAATTTGTCCAGTCGGTGATGGAGTTATTCTAACAACTGGATTTGATGTGTATCCATATCCATCATTATTAAGGAAAATTTGTCTTATGTAACCAGTATCAATCGCAGACGTTGCCAGTGCGGTTCTTCCAACACCAACCAAACTTAATGTAGTGATATAACCTTCTTCTTGAACCTGAGTATCTATCTCTTCAATAGAAGTATCAATAACTTCATCCTCATATTCGAAGAGTTCGCATTTCAGTTCATAAACATAATTTCTTCCTAACTGATAAAAAGGATTCTCGTGCTCTACAAATTTTACTTCAAAAAGTCTTTGTCCGAGAGGAAAATAAACCAGATCACCCTCTCGCGGTCTAGTTGATAATACAATCTCTCCTTCACCAGTTCCAGAATCTAATGCACCTAAAAATGGTGCAATAAAATCTTCAAATCTTTCTTTTGATATTGTAATCAATAATTCATCTCTCAAACTCATTCCAAATTTTGTTAAAATATCTCCTGCTCCGGAATAACCATCATATGAGTTTACATATGCTTCAATTGCAAAGTTGTCATCAAATCTTGATGATTGAACTTCTTCTATTATTGATTTTTTATTAACAAATTTTCTAGGAATATAAACAACTTCTATTCCATGCATCCTAAGATGTTCATTGATTAAATCCTGAACTAATCTTTGTTCGGATGATGTTCCTTTTAAAAAGAATGGATTGAGTGCCATTATCCAATAAAGTCGTATGGTGGAAGTTCGTAATCCATTGCCATTCTCTTAGTTATCTCATCAAGTTCTCTTTGTGCATCTTCATAAATTTCTCTACCATTAAATTCCAGACCACCTGGCAATTTAACTCCTCTAAATTTAATTAGATTTTGACCCCACTGTCTCTTAATTAATGATGTCAAGTATCTTTTTAAGAAACTATCATTATACACGTTTGTAAATGTAGACGGATCTAAAATTCTATAACAATCTAAAACAAGGTAATTTCCAGCAGTTTGTGCTCCCCAATCAATATCAAGGTGTAAACGATTTTGCCTTTTATTAAATCTAACTTGTTTATCTGTCGTTAATAGAAAATCAATATCTTCAAGATAACTCTTAACCATAGAATATTGTAAGAGTTCTACTGAGTTAAAATAATATAAGTCATTTAAGAATAGTTGATACTTAATACTAAACATTCCACCAGAAATAGAACTAGTATCAAACTTAAATACTTTTTCTACACCTATAACAGAATCTGGAACTTGAATATAATTTGAAGTCTCGTAAAAATTGAATGTTGTTGTGCCATAACCAGTTACGTTAGATGTTCCCGTTGTGGTAACAATTCCAACACCAGTTTTTCCTTTTGCAGATCCCCTATCAATATCATTCTGAGTTATTTCATACTTCAAATACATTCTCTCAACGCCATCAAAGTGGCGCTCATTGAAGTATTGAAGGGCATCATCGACAAGATCGTCTATTTGATCATCATCGACGTTAATTTCCAGCACAGGTGCTCCTAGACGCCTTAGACAGTAATCAATTAGCTCTTGTCTACTTGCTGGTTTTGCCATTCTTTTTTATCCCTCAGACTTCTTTGATTTTTTTAAATCATCATATTTGTTTTGTAGATCAAGATTTTCTGCTAATAGATTATTTTTTTCCTTAGAAAAATCATCAGTTAGTGTTTGTAATTTTGCTTCTAGCAGCACATTTTGATTTGTTAGTGCTGCTAGTTTTTGATTATATAAACGAATTAAAACATTAACGTCAACTTCACTATCTTTTGTCATTTTTTTAGAATGTTCCTCCGTCAAGAGTTGATGTCCAGTGTGGTTTATTAGTATATATTACTGTTACCACAGAAGGGATAGATCCAAGATCACTAATAAAACCATTCTGCCCTTCTCTTCTTAAATTATAAGCAGTGGTAAATGTTCCTTCAACACCAATAAGATCAACTGATGATGCAGAACTTACCGAACTCTCTACTACACCATAAGCGCCAGTAGTGTCTTGTCTGATAATATCACCAGCACTTGCTGTGATTGCAGTTCCAAGAGTTAGTGTGTTTTTTGTAATCGCAGTTAAAACTTGCTTAGAAGTTATAACCGAAGATGCTGGATTATTTGTAGATCTTTGTAGACCTGTATCATCAAAGAATACAACACCATTAGTGCTATAATCTCCAGACTGATAATAGATACCCTTAATATCTAAGAATCCTTTTGTTCCACTTACAACACCATTGCTTATAGATGCATCTGGAACATAAGTCCATTTTCTGCTATCATCAGCATGAGTTCCATTTGTTAATGTAGTAACAGTGCTATCTGCAATGGCACTATCATCAAATCCAAAGAAACCAATTTTATTGTTAGAAGTTCCAACACTCGTATTATAGTTAAATCCAACACCACGATCAGTGTTGGTATCATATGCATGGGTAACTGTTAATTGCGTCGTGGTTGCAATTCCAGAAATCGTTGCATCAGTTAAGGTAACAATTTTGTTTACTGAGTCATATGCTGTAACTGTATTAGCAGCACCAACATTCAATCCAGCATTACCGCTAATAATATCTCCGGTATTGATTCCAACAACAGAATCTAATCTAATCGTACTAACACCAGAAACAACGGTTTCCATAACCGTTCTTACGCTGGTTACATCACCAAGAACAATTATAGCATCGTTAATATCAACTGCTGATGAATTAACAGATGTTGTAGTACCATCAACTTGAAGATTTCCTTTAATTATAACAGTACCATCATTACTTAGACCATCTGGATAGGGATCTAAGTAAAGTTCATTTCCGGAAATAGTTGATATTACATTATTTTCAAGTTTAATTTGATCAAATACTCCAAAACCATCGATGCTGATGTTACCACCAACATTTAGGTTTTTCTCAATACCTACACCACCTTCAACGACCAGAGCACCAGTATTTTTATCTGTTGATTCTGTAACGTCTCCAATGTTAATTGCTACTCCATTAGCAAATGCCCAATCCGCACCTTCAATTTCAAATCTATTGTCAGTTGCTTCATCGTAGCGAAGTTTTACATCCTTATCATTTCCGAATGAAAGATAAGTGTCATCGACGATGTTTACTTCACCAGTTCCGTTAGGATCTAGAACAATATCTCCATCAGTATTTGTTGAAGATAGAGTGTTTACATCAATTCTTATGTTATCTACGTTCCACTGGTCAACTTTGAGAGATGATGCTCCACCTAAACCAGAGTTAGTTGCTGGTGCAAGAACTGCAACAACACCACTATCAGAGTTTCTTGTATTTTGTACACCATCTATTGATCCAGGTTGGTGCTCCATCATGGAGGTGTAGTAATAACCACCAACTGGATTTACGTTATTGCCATCATCACCAACAAAAATTCGGTCTTTATACTGATTTAGTCCACCGTAACTTCCAATACCTGTTACGTATGCTAATTCACCCCAATTTAGACTAGAAGGTTTATTAGTACCTGAGGACCTTTTGATCCTGATAATACTTGCCATTTAGAAATTTCCCCCGTTGATGTCTAAATTCTGTGTTGCCCCTGGTGTAAGGGTTAATGTAGCGTCCCATTTTCTAGTGGCACCATTATAAACAAGAACCATACCATCAAGTAAGTTCGTAGCATTAACATCACTAAGTTCAGACAAAGAAAGACCTTGAGCACCAGCAAGTGAAGATATAACTTTTACTGCAGGTTGTTGTCCTACTCTGACCTTAATTTCTGCCATTTATAAACAGTTCAGGATCTAAAATATATTTATACTTCATCAAATCCAAAAGATTTAACAGAGGATCCAAATGATGAAATAACCTCTTGTTGTTTAAAGTATAGTTTTATATAAGATTTTGCAATGTTTCTAAGTGTGTCAGTACAATCGATAGCATCAATTTCTGTCGCTACCTTATAATATTCAAAACTCTTGCTCAAATTTTCTAAATTAATTTTGTCTGGGTCCATTGATAATTTCCTTTAATAAAGTTTTAATCTCTTCAATATCTTTTTTTATGTCTTCAATTTCATTCTTTTCTCTTTGCTTTTGCTCTTTCAATCTTACATAATTCAAATAGGCGGATTTATCTTTATTAAGGATCGCCCCTGTATTGCGATCCCTAAAAAGATTGCTATGTCCTTCAACTGGTATCAAATCAGATTTATTATTTTCCATAATTTTATGCCAATGCAATACATCTGAAATCTTTCAGTTTTACAGGAGTAGATTCGTTTGTTGAAGACATTACAATTTTAATTGAGAATCCATTAAATTGATCCAAATTATTTGCACTAAATTGATATTCAGAGAAAGAATCCGGAGAATCGGGAACTACAAAAGCATCTGCTCTTCCACTATTTTTAGATTGATCAATTACTAAATCTCCAAAACCATCACCATCAGTGTCAATTAGGTTATCATATCCAGGAAATGGTGTGTAACTTTGAGGAATATCACTTGAATCTGCCTTGAACAATCTGTAGAATGCTCTAAAATCAGCACTTGCTTGTCTGTTAGCGGCAACTAAGAGTCTTAGACTTGTTGCTGGTTGGGCAAGAGAAATGATCTGAGTAACAAATACTCCACCATGAGGATCACCATTAATTTTGTTTGATCTTGAATCAATAACATAATCAGAAATTGGATTATTTGATCTGTTTCTACCAAGAACAAAAGTTGAGTTCTGTATATCCATCACGGGGGATAGATTTTGATCTTCCGTCACAAAATCAACTTTTAAAGTCAGAGACTTATTCAAAGGCATTGTTGTTAGTCTTGAAGTCTCATTAATTCTGGAAGCAACCATTCTTGGTGTTGGGAATTGTGTAACCGTATTCAACTGAATTGGTTCATATCCTAAATCTAAGAATGAAGTTTCAGATCCACCAGCACTAGTTCCAGATATTGTTCTAATTTGTGCGGATGCTGCTGTTCCTCTTCCTGGTGTAATAATGTTGAACATTGGTTCAATAGTGCTAAATTGGTGGTTTTGTGATATACCAACAATATTAGATCCAAATCCTTTTTGGGATTCGAAATTCAACATACCAAAACCAGAACTTCTATTTGTTGGGGAAGATCTGTCAAATTCTAGGAAATAATTATCAAGATTAGAACTATCGGAAGTATAGTATGTTGCTGGAATGTTGTGAGTGGCATTGATTCTCATTAGAGAAACGCCATTTACCTCATATGGTTGTATAAAATCACCAATTCCGTGTGAAGTTTTGACACTATTGTTCAATGCTCTGGAATTAATAGTCAAAGTTCCAGCATTACCAGAAACCTGAGTTATATTGCTATAAGACACAACTTCATTGCGTATCAATGCATAACCACGACTTGTAGTTATACCTTCAAATCTAGAAAATACAGTCGTATCCGCAACTGATACAACAGTATCATTTTCACCAAAGTTGGCAGTTAGAGAAACTTTTTCTCTATCTGGTAAAACATTTGTAATGCTAATTACATTGTTTCCGCCATGATGAGCGTGATTATACTGTTTGATTCTAAATACATTTCCAGAATATAGATCACTAATCAATGAAGATGTACCATTTACAGTAACACCACTAGATGTTCTAGATGATTCTAGAAGAGGATTTCCATAGTAAACAACGGAGGCAGTATTGGTAAAGTTTTCCCCTTGAACATTAGTAAGATAAATTGTATCTTTTGTACCAATAGATTGAACAGAAACCTGTGCTCCTGATCCACTACCCATTGTACTTGTAGTAATTCCAAGAACTTCACCATTTACATATCCATTTCCATTTGAAGTTAATGTTACGCCAGTTACCTTACCGCTAGAAACTGTGATATTCGCAATAGCACCTGTTCCTTTACCACTGATAGAATAAAGAGGAACGCTATTGGTAGATGCTGAGTATCCAGATCCTGCTGTTAGAATGCTAACAGTAGAAAGTGGTCCTCCAAGATTTTCGACGATACCGGTAATGCTAGGACTTGATCCTTCACCAATTTTAATTCCAGGTACAACCGCAGCATTAAGAGTTCCTGAAATAGGAAGTTTTAATTTTCTTGGTAAACCTTCTATTGGATTGTTTGGAAGTTTCGCAACGTTAGCACCGTTAGGTGTAATATCTGTATTATAGAATGTTACAGTACCAGAAGGAACAAACTGAGCCTTATACAGTTTGAATGTTAGATCTTGATACTGGCTTGCTGTCCAAATAGTTCCGTTTTGAGACTTAAAGAGAGAACCGCCAATATACTGTTTAGTGACCACAACATTTTGAACATCGGGAAGAGTCTGTGTTTTAACAGTCTTCTGACCCATAGTAGCAGTCCACATCTCATAGGCATCAGAAGCAGGTGAAAGAATGACGATTGCATACTCTCTATTTGCTTCTAAGAATACAGGAGATGGGAAGCGTATTCTTGTTGGAATTGGTTCAAATGGATTTGCCTCATTAATATTAATTTGATCTGGATTTAATGCAATTTGTGTATAATCCTGGACCAAGAATGAAGTTGGAGTTCCAAGTTCGACCGTTCTAAGTTCAATATAGATCTTTGCTTGGGGATCTTTTGATGCGAAATAAAGATCAAATGAGGTTAAGAATGCTCCTTTACCATCAACTGTAAACGATTGTGCTAATGGGTCTCTGTGTGGTGCCTTTACTTGAACAGAAACTTCTGATGGTTTGGCGGCGGGTTTGGGTGGATTTCTTACAGCAACTCTGCTTGTTTCTTGCGTAAGAATAGTTCCAGATCCACTATATGTGCCAAGAGCTTCACTTGCAAATACTGTCGATCCAGGAAGTGGAGTAACTCCAGGAGGAACAGCGGTGACTTTAACAGTCTTTGTCCCACTAGTAACCTTTACAGGTGGTGGTGGACTCGAATTAGGATCTCTG